CTGCGCCGTCTGTTCGGGAGGGAATCACAATACGTCCTCAAGTGGCTCGCGAGTCTCGTGCAGCAGCCCGGAAAGCACACGGCGGTCGCGCTCGTGGTCGTGGGTGGGCAAGGGACGGGCAAAACGACGACATTCGAGTTATTCATGAAGAAGGTTCTGGGGTCCCGGTACTTTGGCCAGACCAACAACCCCGAGAACGACCTCTTCAGTCGGTTCGGGTTCCTCAAGGATTCCAAGATTCTGGTGGTTGTGGACGATTTCAACGTCGGGACACTCAAGATGAATGCGGATCCGTTCAAATCGTACATCACGGGCGAGACCGTACCGTTCGAGTCCAAGGGTAAGATGTCCATCGAATTACTGAACTGTGCCAACTTTGTCTTGACGACGAATAAGCACGATCCAGTGAAGCTCGATGCCGATGACCGACGGTACGCGGTCCTAGAGGTTTCTGACAAACTCAAGGGAAACCACGCGTACTTTTCAAAGTTGTATCGGTACTTGGATCGCCCAGAGAACATCCGGGCCGTGTATGACCTTTTGCGCGACATAGACATTTCGGGTACGAATTTTCAGGCTGAAAGGCCCATCACGGAACTCTACAAGGAGATCAAAAACATGTCCACGGACAAGGAGCTCATGTTCCTTCACCACAAGGTGGGAGGGTTCGAGCGGCCCCAGGAGTTCAAGGGGTCCGAGTACTATCAGGACTTTCGCTTGTGGTTGGCCGAGAACGGGTTCACTGACTACAAGGCCAAGGATGCAGTGCGGTTCGGCTTGTACATGAAGAAGGTCTCAGGGGTGACGGTCGATCGCAGGGCAGGGAACGCAGCATACTATGTGATCGACCCGGTACGCATCCCTAACAACCCTAACTGAACCCTAACTCCCGTGAAATGGTTAGAGTTCCTGTGTGGTAGTTAGGGTAGTTAGGGTAGTTAGGGTTCGGAAGTCAATTGAGAGAATTTTAAGGGGTACTTGAACAAATGACCCCTTTTTGAGTTGAGCTGAGTAAAACCATACCCTAACCCTAACACCCTAACTTCTCCATAAAGTCCACGGGGTCTGATGTACCATCGAACCCGTGGAGTCTATGAAATTAAGCCCCCTCCACAACTGGCTCCGTGACCTCCACGACAGCCTCCGTGACCGCAGGGACTTCCTCGACCGCAGGAACCGCAGGAACCTCCTGAACGACAGGAACCTCCTCAACGACAGGAACCTCCTCGACCGCAGGAACCTCCTCGACCGCAGGAACCTCCTCAACGACAGGAACCGCAGGAACCTCCTCAACGACCGGAACCTCCACGACGACATCGGCGTGATCCAAGAGTGCTGCGAGCCTGGAGGAAGCTGGGGCGACTGGAGGAAGTTCACCGGGTTTGAGGGGCCAGCTAAACAGGTCCGGAGGACCTGAGCCCTCTGAACCGACCGAGTCCGGCAAGTCCCTGAGTTCCTGGCGGTACGCGGCCCATGCATCCTTCTTGTCCTGACTGATNTGGGAATCCTGGAGTTGCGTCCAATCCGAGGCGGCGAGGCGGGCGTTGCGTTCTGTGCGGAGGGAGGTCCAGGCCTGGGCGAGCTTGGCCTGAACCTTGGCCGAGTCTTCGACGAGGGTCACTACGCCTGTTTCGGAGTCCCTGACAGCCACGAGAATCAATGGGTCCTCTGATGTTTCCAAAGCGACCTGAGGGTTTGGGCCAATCACGACAGGTGGATTAACTGTGCTCGAGGGCCACATGTTCATGAACTCGAGCGTGACTGTGTCGACTATGATGGCCATGTTAGCCATTCTAATAGGAGCCGATACTTTTTAGAGCTCGGCACTGAATCCCAGAAAACAAGTTGCACCTGACGTTAGGGCATTTGATCGAAGAATGCATCCCTGACCCACTGTGAATGTACCCCCTACGTCCAATCTCCCCCCTATAAGTGTTGTTGAATCATTAGCAAGTGATATAGACGTGGCCCCAGCATTAGTTCCGGCCAAGACTGAAAAGTTAATTACGGAAGACGACGAAAAGGTTTGAACTGGGTATCTCATAGGTACAGGATATTGAATATATATACGAGCAGTTGAAGTGGTATCTACTTCACCGACTCCAAAAAATGAATATGCCGCTCCAACTCCTAGAACAGTGGCGCTAGTAGAATTTGCCTGATAGTAATACCTCTGACACAGATCGAGTTCCGTCGCAAACGGCCGGAACTCGAACGGAGTCGCCACAGTCCCGCGCTCGAGCTGGACACCCGTAAATTCTATATAATTGCCGGCGGTGGCGTAGGGATTGCAATCGAGTGAAGTTCCTGAATAATTTACCGTAATCCATGCATTTGGTGCGTTCTGGTAACTGTTGAGTCCACGGGCCCCCAGGAACAAGGAAATACCTGTACTGGTCCCGCTGTTCCAAGTACCCCCATTGGGCGGCGGGGGTACGGTCGCCGTGACGTACTGCCATGTACCGTTTCCGGTCACGGCGAATGGAAACGCGTATTGAGCCCCTCCTCTAATAGTTGCCGAAACGACGAGACCCGGAGCCAAGTTTGTGCGGAACCAGAAGCTGACCGTGATGGGCGAGCCAAATGAAGTTCCCCACATGAGGTCGGCGATATTGTATCCTTCTATGTTTTGTTGAGGCTCGGTGTATCCATACGATGCAGCGGTCAAAGCAGTGTTCGTCGTGATTCTCCATGAGTATCTGAAACCGGCCTGATAAGGAGTATCTGCCGCCGTGAGAGTCTGTTGGGTCTGTGTAAGTTGACCCGGTGCCGAAAAATTCGAATTGAAAGCGAACCGATCGATCATGTAATATTGGGCTCCAGCACCCGTACTTATCACATTACTCGTCCCCCTCTGCGCGATCCTCATGTCCCCGTTGATGATGCGATTCCTGAACGAGCCCATGCCCGCGCCTCCACTGATTGTGCCGCCCACGACCAAGTCTCCGGCAACCTCGAGGGACCTCTGCGGATTGGCGATGCCGACGCCAACCTTGGAGTCGTTGGTGACGCAGAGGGACTCTTCGGTGCCGTTGAGGACAAAAGTATAAAGCACGAGGTTGTTACCACTGGAGTTACTCGCGACCATTCGGAAATAGTTATACGCCTGCGTCGTAGTTGGCGTGAAGGTTCGGTGAACAAAGTTTGTCCACGCTGTTGTTAAAGGTTGAGAATCAACCAAAGTCCAATTGATGCCGTCACGAGACCCAAGGATGACCCAAGCGCGAAGCTGATTCCCGCTGTCTGTAGCAAGTTGATAACTTGAGAGAATTATAGAAACAGGCATTTGAACCTGAAGCCATGCGCCAGGGTAAGAGTTTCCCAGTGAATCCACCGTCGTCGTAGAACCCTGATAAGCCCCTCCGCCATAAAATTCTGGTGGGACCCAGGATCCATTCGCATTAGAACCACTTGCGTTCTTGGTAAAGGCATTCCAAGCAAACTGAGAACCAGCTGCAAAATCCGTACTCGCACTCGCCACATACTTACCCTGCCCGTAAGTGACCAAGGCGTTCGAGGTCGTATCGAGCAAATAGGATCTCATGGGCGCCGGGGGGTACGCGTTCACCGCGCGCGTCGCACCCATTGAAACTGCGTTGAGTCCGCGGCCCTGGACCTGGAGTGTGGTGCCTGTTTGACCGGCCATGGACTTGAGCAAGAGCAAGGTACTCGAGTCGGTGGCGAACGGAGCGGACGGAACAACATACGTTGTTCCTGAATACCGAGCGACGTTGGACACGCGGAGGTCGGCGAGGTTGCCGAAAAAATTAAACACCGCGCCATACCCACCTGTACCAATTTGAGTGGCAATTTGAGGATTAAATCCTTTTCCCATTGCGGAAATTGGCATTGTATTGGCAAGAAAACCGTTTACGTAGACATTTGAACTAGTTCCATCTGACGTTGCAGCAACATGAGACCATGTGTTCAGATTGACAGGGTAAGATACAGACCCGTTATTATATGTTCCCGCACCCCCGAGTGAGGGGGTTGATACAAAAGATATTTGATTTGAGCCGTTTATCCAAAATGACCAGTCATATGTGTATGTAGACACAGCTGTTCTTTGTATAATTGTCGGAGATCCACTCACAGCCGTAGGATAAACCCACGCCTCGATAGTCCAGTTTGAAGCCCAGATGTTGGTAGTCAAAGAAGAGGACGCCGCGTTGCCATAGTCGATGTAGCCGGTGCCGTCGAAACGGACCGAGTCGAACTGAGGGTACGTGGTCGGGTAGGGACTGAGGACGTTTGATGTGACTCCGCCGACCGGGGTGGGCACGGCGCCGTACGACGTGAGCTGACTCGGGACCACGGTGACGTCCTGGATGCTCGGGTAGGTTGGCAGGGGGTACTGACTCTCCAAAGACCATGCGACGACGGCACCTACAGGGACCGCAGCAAAGTTCGGGTTTGGTGTGAAGTTTCCGGTCGAGTAGACATTGCCGAGGGTGGGAGTTCCTGCGGTGCCAAAGGTCAAGCGAGCCTTGGCGATGGCGAAGTTGGGCGGGGTGAGAGTCAGGGCACTTCCAACGTAAATGGGGTTCAGGGAGGTGATGGAGAGGACGGAAGGCTGAGTCGGTGCGATGGTGTTGTTTCCACCGGCCGGAGAGTAAGTAGCATTCAAAGGCTGGAACGTTCCGTTGATGGCCATGTAGACGTTAGAGCCGTTGCCCTGAACCATGATGTGGTTCCAGGAGCCCGTGGTGATGACGGAAGCTGCGGTATTTGCTACCGAAGGCCCTCCCAGAAACAAACACGCGCCTCCTACATTGGTGATGCCGAACCCCCAGTCGTATGTCCCGCCTCCGGGGCCGTGAGACCACGTCAACGGACTGCTTTGAGCCGTTCCGCCGTTCGTGGCGTTTGCGAAAGACGCGTAGTTTATCCACATTTCGAGGCAAAAGCCAGACGTGCGCCAATTCGTGTCATAGGCTGAATTGGCTGCCGCGTAATAAGACCCCACCGTCCCCGGCAAGGTCAAGCAAGGTCCATAGGGTGAAGTGGATGCGCCGGGGAAGTACTGGGACTGGAGGGCCAAGACGGTGTTTGCGGTGCCGACGGCGCTCATACCGGTCGCGTAAGATGGGGCTGACTGCGTGAAGGGGGCCGTGTTTGTTGTGAACGTAGCTGTGGGTACGATGAGAGATCCGGAAAAGACGCGGACGTCAGCGACGTTGCCGTATAAATTCGCGGTAAGAAAGTCTGTTCCAATATTTGTATTGGCAGTGGACGTTAGTCTTGGCTGAGTCGTTGTCAAAGACCCGGTCGTACCGCCAACGCCGCCATTTACGAAGACGCGAAGAGTTCCTGTGGTGAGAGCCGTTCGTTGATACGACGCTGCGACGTGGTACCACGTACCAGCTACAATTGCAGATGCGTTTGAAGCGGTAAACTGCGTCCCCCCTGTATTGATCACATAAAATGTCAATAGATTACCGCTTGTCAGGTACAACCCAAAATCTGCGGTTGTCGGATTTTGACGGCTAAGAATTATTTGAGCAACTCCAAGTTGGCTCAAGTTCACCCAGGCCTCAATAAACAAATTAGAGGTTGCCAAATTTGAGAGATTCACTGAATGACTCGTACCAAAATTTACACCAGAATTCGAGGTTCCAGGGAGTCTCAGAGCCTGAGTGATCGTCCCCGTACCCGTGTTGCTCGTGATCGTCGCCGCATTCGACAAGTAATTCTGGATCAAATTAGTGGTCGTGGTCAGAGGCACAGCGCCGGTCACGTACTGCGTCACGTCCAAAGAGCCTGCGGGCACGCGCCGAGCCAGGACATAGTTGTTCGACGAGGCGTCCGACGTGACCGTGACGTTGCCGACGAC